CTTTCGCGTAATTCTGGTTCGCTTTTGCCAAAGCCTGCGCGATAGGCGTTCCGCCTTTCGAGGCGTCATTAAAATCCTGATTGATGGCGCCAAACAGGCGCTTTGCGTAGACCTGATTCGCGTTCTGGTCAATGTCGGAGAACACGTTGCCGGTGCGACGTGAGGCTTTCCCCCATGCGCTGCGCGTCTTCATCGCGTCCTCAACCGTGGCCGTGCCTTGCTTCGCCAGCAAATCCTTTGCCTGTTGCGCCTGCTTCACGATCTTCGGCGCGTCGCCGGTCGGGACGTTTTTGTTCTCCGCGATTATCTTGTCCAGCGTGTCCAACGTGTTTTTGTAGCCGATAACCGGCTTGCCCGCTGCCAGCGAACGGACCGCGCCGTAGTCGGTTGCGGCCTGCGAACTGCGTAACTTGTCGATGTTCTCGACGGTGTTTTTGTAGGATGAGCGTAACTGGTTGCCGATTGCTTCCGGGTCCGCAGTCGCGCGGCCCATCGCGCTTGCGAGATCATCGACGCGCTTCGCGCCCGCCGTGACCTGTGCCAATTCGTCCGCGTGCGCGGTGCCGGCGGACGGGAATAGATCGCGCAACGTATTCTCTGTGAAGGTAAGCGCCTTACTGCCTGTCTCCTGCCCTAACGTAAGCGGAATACCGGATGCCTGCGACGCACGCGCGGCTTCGCTAGGCGGTTTCGGGATGCCTCGCCCGGCGCCGGCCATCCCACCCGCCGCGCCGCCGATCAGTGAACCCGCGATCTGCCCCGGCGTTCCGCCGATCTGGCGCCCGGCTTCGCCGCCGAGTCCGCCGCCCACGGCTGCGCCTACGCGCGACAAGGCGGACGCCCCGCCGCCGGGAATGGCAGCAGAAGGAAGCGCCTGTAAAGCGGCTGCGCCGTACTTCTGCGCCGTTGTGCGCGGTTCAGCGGATTGCGTAATGACGCCGTGCTGCCGCAACAGGTCTTCGATATGCTCCTGACTACCGGCCATAGCGGAGTCCGAACGCTTAGGTGCGGGTGCCTTGATGAGCGCGCGGAACTTCTCTTCCCCCGGCGTCTCTGTAGCCGCAAGCAACTGGCTGCCGACTGCCGCCGGGATGCCCGCGACTTGCGCCGCACCCTTCGCCAGGTTACCGCCGACAAACTCCGCCATGCTTTGCGGAGGCTGCGCCGGCGGAGTGGGCGGGGGTGCGCCTGCACCGACAACCGGCGCGTCTTCCCAGGCCGCTTTTCCTTTGCTGCTGCCTGCTGTAATCAAAGGTGCGTCTTGCCAGCCGGCCATTATGGTTTTCTCCGATGCGAGCCATCAGGCGCGATGAAGTCCGTACCGGACGGCAGGTTTGCGTAATCTGCGTCCGACGACACGCGAACCGGGGCGCCCGTATCGGAAGCCGTGGTTTCCTGCCTGCCGGACACGCGCGCCTTCTGCCGCGCCATGACTTCGGTCGGCGCGCGCGACGCGGCAGCCATTTCCTTTTCCATGATGTTCAGAACCGCATTCAACTGCTCCGGCGTGTTGGCCGTGGACAGCAGTTCGCGCGCGTGTTCCTTGTCGGACACAGTAGGCGTGCCGGAGGGACTGATCGCACGCGCGTAGGCGTTCACCGATGTGTTAAGCGCCGTGCCTAGCGCGATCACGCGCGGATCGCCCGTGTTGGTCTGTGCGGCCTGCAATGCGCGGTTGACCGGAACAAACTGACCGCGAGGCAATGCCGCCGACGCTTCCCGTACAAGCGGGAAAGTCTGCTGCGCTTCAGCCACGGCCATGCCGACGTTCGCCGCTTTGGTCGCGCCGGTGCGCGCCGCCGCCTTCTCACCCTGGAAGCCGACGTTCGCCGCCGCGACATCAGCGCCCGTGCCGCCAGCTTCGCGCGTCTGCTTCATGACCTCGCGTCGCAACGCAATGATGTTCTTCGCGCCTTGCGCGCCGCGTCCGAGGTTCTGGTAGACGGACGTGTCACCTTGCCGCGCCTGTTCCGCGAGGAACTTAAGGTCGTCCGGTGAAAACTTCGCGTCTTCACCGTTCGATTGTGCGGCTATCTGCTTGCGAAGCGCGATTGACTCGCCGCGCATCGCGTTTGCTTCGCGCGCGGCGTCCGCCCGCTGCTGGATACCCAGCTGCCGATCCTCGGACGCCTGTTTAGCGGCATCGATGCGAGCCTGCAACGAGTCCTTCTGGACCTGCAACTGTTGCAGTTTCAGTTCGTGCGTGAACTGCGCCTGGAGCTGCGCGGCCTGCTGTTTCGATTGCGCGTCCAGTACAGGCGTGAGTTGTTGTAGACCGACCAGCAGATCAGCGCCCGACAAACCCTGATCCTGAAGTACCTTTACTGCGCCCTGAAGCGACAGCGGGCCGCCCTGCCCTTGCTGCGGAGCGGTTGCGGCAGCCTGAGCCGGCGGCGCGGGTATCGCGCCTTGCGGCGCCATCGATTGCGGAGGCGTGGTTGGCATCGGGCGGAAAGGCGGCAACGGCTGCTGCGGTCCTGCACCCTGCGGAACACCGCCGGGAGGCAACGGAGGTTGCGCGCCACCCGGCGCCGGACCCATACCGGGCATCGGCGCGCCTTGAGGCGGTTGCATAGGCTGCGAAGCCTGACCGGGAGCCGGAGGCTGCGGAGGGGGCGGCATTTGCCCCTGCTGCGGCTGTGCGGCTACCTGACCGCTTTGCAGAAGTTGCGGCAAGGCATTGCCGGCAGCGGCTTGCGCTGCCTGCTGACGCTGTCTGTCGGCCTGTTGCTGTTGGAACAACGAAAGCTGCATCTGCTGCTGCTGACGCGCCTGCTCCTGCTCCTGCAACTGCCCCTGGTACTGGATGAAGTAGGGAAGCCCCGCGATTCCTGCCATGTTGCCTCCTTACATCGTAAAGCCGTAGCTATTGCCGCCACCGCTGTAATAGGGACTGGAGTTGAATGCGCCGCTGAAGTCGCCGCCGCCGAATGATCCGGTAGTACCACCGAACAGGTTACCCCAGCTGCCTGCGTTCTGGTACGCGCTGCCGAGACCTTGTACGCCTTGCCCGATTGCCTGACCGCCGAGCGCGCCAGCGGCACCAGCGGCCTGCGCCTGGTTCTGGTAAGCCACCTGTTGCGCACCCTGCCCCTGGTTCGCGTACGGAATGTACTGATTCTGGATCGCCTGACCCGGGCCGTACACGTTCTGGTTCAGGAACTGACCGAATTGCCCCGCCAGTTGCCCTTGATTGGCGGCAATATCCTGCGCGGTCTGGTACGGCAACTGCCCGCCCTGAAGCGTGTAACCCGCCCCCGCGCCGCCGAGTGCGCCGCCCTGCGCCGCCGCCTGCCCGGCGGCGCCCGCCGCCTGCCCGTAACCTTGCAAACCCGCTAGCTGCCTTTGCAGTTGCTGGTTCTGCCAGTCGATATTGAAGTTACCAAGTGCCTGGTTCGCAACACCCGCGCCGGCAGCGCTGGACCCGAGCCCGTACATGCTGTTTGTGGCGCCCGTCTGGTCCTGCAATTGCTGGATTGACCGGTTGTAAAGCGCGCTCTGCGGATCGAGCGCGGTCTGATACGCCTGTGCGCCCGCGTTCAGCAGATTCTGTTGCTGCCCAAACTGGATACCGGCGGCATTGTTCAGTTGTTGCCCAAGGTAGCCATACTGGGCGCCCGCCTGGTTGGCGGCGTTCTGCACCTGCGGGCCGTACTGCTGGCCCGCCTGAATGCCTTGCCAGAGCGAATTCAACCCGTACTGGTCGAGGTCATACCCCATGTACTTGTTGTAGTTCTGGTTCTGGATACCCTGCCACTGCTGGTCGGCGGGCTGCAAACCCGTAGGCACATAGTACCCGCCTCCTCCACCTGAACCGCCGGAAGGAGATGGCGAAATAGCGCTCGAAATAGCTGAACCTGCGACCGATGCGGCGACTCCCGCTGCGACTCCCCAAGGCATGATTTACTCCTTATCGATGTCCGGGTCCGCTATCGCTTCCGAGTGAATGCAGAGCCAGGTGATGTCTGTTAATGCCTGAATGCGGTGTTTCTTGCCCGCCTTGATTTCCAGCATGCAAGGGCCGTCGATAACCCGCAATTCGCCATCCACTTCCACCAGCGCGCGGCCCGCGCCGAGATAGCTCAAGTGGTCGTAGTCGTGCGTGTGCTTCTCGACTTCCTGACCGGCGTTCAGCGTCTGCTCGCGCGCGTACACTCCGCCGGCTGAAAAGTGATGCTTAATCATCGCTCGCACCGCAGGCAGATAATCAGCGTGATCCGGTCATCCGGACCGTCGTTCGTGACTTCGTGCTCTTTCAGGTTATCGAAGTACCAGACTTCGCCTGGCGCCATCGCAACCCGCTCTTCTTCCACGCGGTTCACGCATTGCGGATTGGACTGTAAAACCACGTACAGCTTGGTATTGTAATACTTCGCGTGCCAGCCGTCGTCCGCGTGCGGTTCGATGCGCCCGCCTGGTGGGATGCGGGTAATCATTACCCCGCCAATGCGGACCGCGCGCACGCGGTGCGCGAGATCGAACACCACCTGGTGGAGCGACGGCAGCGCGAACCATTCCGGGTAGAATTTGGCGTCGTGCTCATCGTTGAACTTCGAGTAGTCGCCCGATTCCTTGAACGGCTTTTCGTCGTTGTACCGAAGCCAGATATCGTCCATTGCCGCGTGCGGAGTCTCCGGCGCGGTCTTCCTTACCGTGTGCCGGTTCCACAGTTTCGGCTGGCGCGCGATTTCCAGAAGCATGGGCGCCGTGTCGATACCCGCTGCGATCTTTACAAGGTTCCTCATTTGCTGACGCCCTTTACGCGTTCGAATGTGTGCAGACCGCCAAGCCCTAACATACCCATGAGAACCGGCATCATCTCCGACAGGTCAGCGGGGCTCAACGTGATCGGGTGGCCGGCGAGCGTCAATCCGAGCTTCGCGATAGGCAGGCCCATCCAGTTCCATACGCAGGCCATGCCACACGCCCAGCCGATGAACGGGCGCCAGCCTGCTACGAACGTGCTTTCGTTCGATGCTTCAGCCTGATTGATCGCCATCTGCCCTTGAACCATCGTCAGGACAGCGGCCAATTGCTGCTGTTCCTGCTGCGACTTGTCCGGCCAGATGCGGGAAACAATAGTGCTTGCGAAGTCCAGTCCAGCCGTGATCGGATCTAGTGCCATGATTCGCTCCAGTAGCCGTCACCGACGCCAAGCGCGGTGCAGCACATCTTCCACAGGTTCACGCGGTCGTCATACCCGTTCAGCCCGCCGTTGATGACTTTCGTAATACCTTCGAAGTCCATCAGTTCGGCGCAGACGTTCAGACCGTGCGTATTCCAGAACCACGCAGCCGACTGCGCAGCGTTGCCGGGTTGTTCAAGCAACTCCGGATGGTCCGTCAACGGCAGAACGAGCGCATCGCTCGCGCGCTGGTAGTTCGCGCGGCCCGTGACCTGAATCAGCCCCCGGCCCCGGAACTTGAACCCGTCGCCCTTCTCGGTGTTGCCGAGGTCCGCGCGGCCTTCGTATCGCTCCTGCGCGGGCGTGGGGCCCCACAGTTCTCTTACGTAGACCAGTCGCCCGGATTCGTGACCGATCTGCGCGAGGAACGCAGCCTGGCGCTTAGGCGAATCGATCGCATAAAGCGCCATTGCCGCAGACAGCGGATCAGCCCACGTTTGCGCGCGAGCGAGAGGAATCCCAATGCAAGCGGCCAGTTCTTCTGGAATCACAGTTTGCCCGTCGCCGTCAGGATCTCCGTCACCTTGTCAGGTGTCGCCTTCGCGCCGTCGTCTACGATAGCTGTGATCTGCGACGTAAGCGTCGTCATTTGCTGCGCGCGCGTCTGGATACCAACGAGATTTTCCAGTTTCGTTGCTACGCTATCCGCGCTAGAGATTACCGCGTTGTAATCTGCTTCGATCTGATCCCAAAACGACATGATAAGACTCCTATTTAAAGAACTTTCCGAAACCGCCAGCTGCGCCGTAGGCGGCAAGCCAGAGTATGAGGTAGAAACACGCCTTCCACACCAGGGAGAGAACGCCCTTCCCGATATTAAGCTGAAAGCGCTGCGCAGCCCGTCTTTCCAGTTCATCGACTATCGCCTTGACATCGCCCTCGGTGAGCGTTCTGTTTTCCATTCCCCGGCCCTCTTTCCATGTTATGCGTATTCGTAGACTATGATTAACCCCGGCGCACCATTACCGCCTGCCCTGTCGCTTTGCGACGCACCGTTGAACGCCCCACTTCCGCCGCCGCCGCCAAACCCGATACCGTTATTGCCGACTGTGTTAACGCTGGCTACCGACGCCCCGCCCGCGCTGTACAAGGAATTGCCGCCCTGCCCGGATACCCCGATTAGTCCTGTCGTATAGGCCCACCCAGCGCCGCCTGCCTGCCCTGCCACGTTCAGGATGCTACCTGGAGTGGCTACCGTGCCGCCCGCTCCGGGATTCGTGATAGGCGACGTACCGGAGGGGCCTGTGGTTCCGCCCGCGCCACCGTTGCACACGATCAAACCCTGGAAACCAGTTGTGCCGCCGGTGTTGCCATTGCCGCCTGCCGCGCCTAATCCGCCGGGGCCGATGACGACCGCCCCGCTTACCGGGCTCGCGATCAGTCCACGCGAGTACGCACCCGCGCCGCCACCTGAACCTATCGAGAATTGTCCTACGCCAGTCGTCGGTGCGCCGCCGCCCGCGCCGCCGCCGCCCCACACTTCCACATAGGCGCGCGTCGTGCGCGCGGTAGGCGTGTAGGTTCCGGAAACGAGAAATACCTGCACGTTGATTAGCTGCGTACCGCCGATAACCGCCGTGTTCGCCAGTGCATTCGCGTTCACCTGGTTGACGATGAAATTGAAGTCGCTCATCACCTGGTTAGCGTCCGCGACCGTGCCATTTTGCAACGTAACCGGGAGAGTGCCGATGATCGCCATGATTAGCTGCCCATATTCGTGTATCCGGTGTCCTGATACCGGGCGAAGAAAGACCCGATGGACACACTGTTAGAGGAAGTCGCCATGACATCGAGCGCCATTTTCTGGAACACCAGCGGCGCAGTCCAGGGGATTGTGTACACGTGCGGAATGTTAACGCCTGTACTCCAGACCCCAGTGCCCCACAGGCCAGCGCCCCACAGAAAGCCCGTGGCCGGCGTATTGACGAACGTCGAACCGATCACATTTGTCTGATCGTTGAGCGCCGCAATATTGTAATTTACCGAGGCACCAGACGAAGACAGTTCAAGTGTCGATTCAACGACTTGCACTTCCTGCATATGGCCTGTCTTCGGAAATGAAGACGACGTTAGGTGACTCGTAAGCGGCACCCCGTTGTCTGTGTATGACGTGGTTGCGGTCGGGATCGAATCACTTTTGAACAGCGCGGCGCCGTGCGCAGCACCCGAAATAATGAACGAATCCCCCAACTGTGAAGCGCAGTCGTAGGAGAACGTATGCGGCCCCGTCCATCGGTTGCGCCGGATACCGTACCAGTAATCGTTCGTTGCCGTGGCGCCTCTCACGATGGTCGCCATGTAGATGCGATAGATGTTCCCGGAAAACCCCGCCGCGACGCGCGTAGGCTCCGTCACGTTCTGGAAAGGCTGCTGAAGATCCGCAACCCCGCCCCCTTGACCGGGCGTACTTGACAGAGGGCCTAACGTGCCGAAATAGCTCAGAACGTAAGGAGAATCGACGCCTGCAAAGAAAATCCCGTACGGTGTCTGCACCGCGCTGCGGGGCGACACGCAGCCCGTCGTCAGCGTGATGTAGTTCAGCGCCAGATTGTTTGTCGCCGTGTCGCCTGTGATTTGCCAGATACTGCCGCCCTTGAACGCGACAAGCGCAGCTTGTACGCCTGACGATGTAGTCTGGATAGGAAGACCTGACAGCGTAGTAACCAGTGTGGTGTCACCCACGGTTACGGATTGCGTTGCATTCGTCCGCGTAGTCGGGTTCAGAACGTCACTGAAGAAAAGAATGCTGCCGACCGCGAACCACGCGCGGTTGTTGTAGTTCGCGACAGCGGTAGGTACTGCCGGCAGGGCGTTCGTGGCCGTGTTAGTTGAACTCCATACGGGCGCCGCTGGCGTCGTGATGTCTATCACGCCGAAGAAATTAGTTCCCGTGCCGCTGAACCCGTTGTGGGCAACGATAATCTTTGTGCTTACCACTGCCATGACAGGTGGCGTCCACGGGCCAGTAGTTGACGGGGACAGCGGAGTGTTAGCCGCCGTCACGCCTGATATCGTAATGAAAGAGTTCGTCGCGGTATCGTACGCGAACGGTTCATCGTGGTTCGCATTGCGCGCGGTCGAAACCATGCCGTAAACCACGGTTCCGATGACGATATGCACCGACACGAAAGTCGGCGTCGTGAAACTGCCGAACGACGTTAACGGATTGCCGACTCCCGGTCGGGAAACCACGATTTCCGGGTTCCCCTGGTCAAAAACAAGATTCTGGAGTTGAGAGCACGCGCCGGGGAAGGCGTCTGTTGCGTCGAACGCGTCACAGATCCCTTTTGGCGTGAAGCGTACCGGTTGACCGTTGCGGATTGCCATACGGTCTCCTTAGTCGGTGATTTTTGTCGGTTTTAGACTGCGGTTCGAGTGGAAGCGACGCGGATCGAGGCGTACAGACTTCACAACCTGCTGTTCGTCGCCTTCCATGATGAGATGCACGCGCAGCATGTTCTGGCATTGCTGGAGGAAGCTTTCTCGCCGCGTATCGTCAGTGATGTCCATCAGGCGTGCTGCTGTCGCCTTGATGAGATAGTCCTGATCCGGGAACCACGGGACGACCGTTGAAGTCTCCGGCGCCGTGATATCAGGCTGCTTCACCATGTAGCGGTGCGTCAGCGTGATCTGACCGGATGACTGCGGATAAATGAATAGCGTGCCCGCCGAGTTCTGCGCCAATGCCGTCGTTTCATCTACCAGGATGGTCATAAATTCGTACGGGTAGTTCGCAATCGACGGGTCTTTAAACTCCTGGTCGTACTCTTCCGTACTGATCGGATTCAGGAAGTACGGCAGGTTGTTCTGTTCGAAGAACAGATCGTACGTGCGCAGATAGTTCAACGGCAGCGTGAACGGGCCGAAGTTGTTCGCCTGTACGAGAATGGATTCGGTAACGCGATTGATCTTCAGGTCGCGATGCAACCAGAGATCCTCCAGGGCCATGTTAAGCATCTGGCCGCCGATCTGCGTAAAGCCGGGGCATTTGCAGATCGCACAGGCCAGACTAACAATCTGTTGCGCCTGGAGGTAAGCCATTACGCTGCCTTTTTCACGGACGCAATCTTCGCCTGACCTTCTTCGAGCTTGGACTGAATCTGCTTGATCTGGACCGGCAGGTTGCGCATCGATGCGTCATCCTGGCTCGTGAGCTTGTGCTTTGCCTTCGAGCGCTCCAGAAGGTCAGCATACGCCTTGCGATGGTCTTCCAGCATGCGCTCCAGTGCTTCGACTTCCTTCTGAAGGACGGGCACTTCGAGAATCGCCTGCTGGCGGATCAGGGCTTCCCGGCACGTGTCCATGCGTTCGTTCAGCGACCCCAGCGATTCGGATTCGTAGACGTAACCGCTGATCGACACAGACGCACCGTTAGGCGCGGGGAGGTTGATCTGGAAATTGCCGAGAACTGCGGTCTGTTCGCTCACTTTGGTTCCTCTTATCGACGGCGGTCGCCACCGCGCAGCACGCGGTCTTGAGCCACCTTGTAGGCGTTTTCATTCGCCCCGTTGATGTTATTCTCGTGATCCCATGTGCGGGCCACGATTTCCTTGACACTGCGCAGCACGTCCGTGGTGAATTCGTACGTTGTGCCGTGGACATACTGCTGTCCATTCAGGCGGATATCGATACCCCCGCACGGTGCCAGGTCGATACGATACCACCACATATCCACGCCGTCCGACGTCTTGCGCGAGAAGCGCTCGGTGACGTTGGTCGTGAACATGGACGACTGCGCCTGTGCCGACAGACGGGCGGACTCTTCCTCTGCGATCAGCCGGCCAGCGGTTGATTTTTCCAGTTCGGCTTCCAGGGCCTTGATTCGGGCCTTGAGCTGTTCCGGCGTCTCAACTGCGGACGGCAGATCGTTTTCGAGGTTTTCATCCCCGCCTTCCGGCGGGGTGTTAGGCGTGCGCGGGGGCATTTATGCTCCTGATTACGGGGTTGTCACAGTACCGGCAGTATACCCCGGCGTGAAGGCCGAACCGGCTTCGACGCGCGCGAGGAACGCCTGATTCAGGATGATCGAGCCGTAGAACACCTTCCACGACACGACACGCGTCTGATTCAACGGGTCCGACTTGTCAGCGCCCGTCAGGTAGTGGAATTCCGGGTTCTCCAGAAGCACCTGACCGTACGAGTGGTTGCCGATAAAGATCGTCGGGAACACGCTCACGCCCGTGGCTGGAGCTGCCGGCGGTGTTTGCGCGACGCCGATACCCGTCAGCGTAACCGTCTGGTTCGGGAGCAGCTGCGTCGCCTGACCGGCCAGCGGGCCCGTGACGGGAACCCCGTTACCGATTGCCGTTGCCAGATTGCCCGGTGTGGCCGACGTGCCGATGTACACGTTGAACACGTAGTTCGGCACGTTCGGGATCACAACCGAAATCGAGCCCGTGGGGCCCGTAACGCTGATCGCGTTCGACACCTGATAAATGATCTGTTCGACCGACGTTTGTGCGGGCGATGCCGTCACGATGATCTGGTAACCGGCATTCGTTGCCAGCGTGCCGCCCGACGCCGACGCCGTACCCTGGATGGCGGCCGCGCCCGTCCAGTAAGGCATCATGTTCGATTCAACGAAGCGCGCGCCGTTGAACGGGCCGAGTTCGTTGTTGTACAGGCGGTTCACGTCGCTGTACGACCACGCGTTGACGACCGTCGTGTTCTCGCGCATGTCTTGCGCCGACAGCGGATGGATCAGCGCAACGTAATGCTGCATGACAGCCGGTGACTTCGACGGATCGCGATACGCGCCCGCTTCGATCATCATGTCTTCGCGTTCGTCGCCCATGAAGCGCGGGACGCCGTACGTCAGGAACGAACCAACGATGCGGTTCGTTTCGTGCGGGGTCATCACGTCGGTTGCGAGCAGGTTCGCGCGCGAGGCCTTGCCGTTCGCGTAGTTCACCTGCGTGGTGGCCAGAAGCGTGTTGAACGTGTTGCGTTCGAGCGTCTCCGGCAGTTGCAGGCCGACCAGTTCACAGGCTTGCTGGAACAGCGGATGCTTGATGGTCAGGTTCGCCACGTCGGTGATGATGACGCGATCACCCCATTGCTGCGCGGTCGCGCTGACCTGCTGCAGGGTCATCGCTTCGCCGGGAGGCGCAACGCCTTCCTGCAACGGCGCGAACGGCAGCGGCAGACGCTGGTAGCGCGAAGCCGTGTACGTCGTGCCCCGGTTCGTGTCCAGCTTCAGCGGTTTGCCGAACTGGTACGCGACCAGTTGGCGGCGCGCGAGCGGCTCGACTTCTTCCTGAATGTACGCTTCAACGTCCGCCGTGAAGCTGGTGGACTGGTTGGTGACGCCGGGGAACAAATACATTGGAAGTTGCCGGTACGCCATTAACGTCCATGTCCGCCCGCTATCACGCTTGTGATAGTTGACGAAGAACGAGATGATCGTTTGCAGCGTGAGGGCCCACAAGAGGCCCAGTTTCTTGAGGTATTTCATGGTTTCCTCTTCGTGGTTAAATGTTCTGATTCTCAAGACGCGCGCGAAGCTTGTCTTTGTCCGAACGCCCTGAACGGGCAGGCACATCGCTGCGCACGCCCGCTGTCTTGCCCCGGTTGACTGCCGGCGCGGAACTGGTTTTAGGCTTCGCTTTGAGCTTGCCTTCAGCGATATCCTTGCCGAGCATCCAGTAGTACACGTCTTCGCGCGAAGCCTGCTGGCCGCGCGAGCGCGCCTTCTGGACTTCTTCTTCCACGCGCTCCGTGTACTTCGCGCGGCGCGGTTCGCTCGCAATCTTCGATTCGAAGCGCGCACGGTCCGACATGTCTTGCGCCTGGAACATCGCCTGCTGCGCCTGGCGCTGCGTGTCGCGCAGCGTGCGGTTCGCCTGAATCTGCCAGCGCTCCATCTCCGACGTGTCCGGATTGCGGAGACGCTCTTCTTCGCGCTGGTGCTCCGGGTCTACCGTGGGCTGACTCGAAAGCCTCGCCTCAGCGGCGAGACGCCCCCGGCGCTCGACTTCAGCCTCCAGGCGAGCCAGACGCTCAGCAGAATCATCACGGCGCGAGGTCTGCCGGACAGGAGGATCGTCAGGCAGGTCATCAGCAGGCAGATCCAGATCATCATCGCTATCGGGATCAGATGCAGGCAGGTCATCAGGAAGGGGATCATCGTCCGTTTCTCCGTCAATCCCCGGAAAAAGAAGGCCTAAGAGTTTTTTAAGCAGCTTGTTCACTTTAGCTCCACGTGCCCGTGCCGATCTGCGTGCAAGTCGCCGTAGGCGAAGCACCGATAGCCGTAATCTGGATGATGAAATCGCGGAAGGTAGATGCGGCAATGGTCTGTGTGCCGTTCAGCGTCCATCCGGTATTGGTCGTGACCGTCCAGTTAAACGCGCCGTTGTTACCGCGACCGATGCGCAGAACAACGGTTGAACCAACTACGGCCTGCTGCGGGGTGAGCGTTGCGAGAAGCGTCGCGACAGTCGGAAGGGTGAGAGCCTGACCTGAGCCGATGGTTCCTGTCAGTTCCAGAACCGTTGCTTCCGCGCCCATGATCTGCGATTGGGTTGCGGTGAAACCCGTCGTATTGGAGGCAGCGTTATAAACCGCCGCCTGCCACGGGTTGATCGCGAGAATCGCGCCGATAATGCCTTGCTGATCCGCGAGCGCGCCGAGCATTGGCGAGATAACAGGAGTCTGGCCTTGAACGCCAGGGAAAAGCGCGCCGATCAGGGCGCCGATACGGGTTTTCTTCATGGTAATCCCCTGATTAGGCTTTCGCCGGTTGTATAGCATTTATTGCAAAAAGTCAACGTACGCGCCGTGCACGGATGAATCCGTTGCACGTCATCGTGCTCCCTGAGAACGCTGCAGCCGCGCACAGAAATACCGTGGAAGTGCTCGCGAGTGAAACCCGTGTTATCGGCGCCACAACTTCAATCTGCTGCACCCCTACAACCGAAGCCGCAATCGACTGAATGTTAAGGAATGAGCCTGAAATAATCTGAAACGTGGCCGTCGTAGTGCCGATACCCGCTTGCACTACGGTTGTCGTGGTTCCGGCTGCAGGCAGAAAATGCACTATACCTGTCACGTCCCAGTCGCCTGCCGTCAAACTAACGCTGGTCGCGTTTGCAACCGCGCCCGTGCTAAGTGCTGTCGCCGTGGTCGTAGCGGTGAGCAACTCGCCCACGCTGCCTGTATTCGCGTTGTCGTTCGTGGTCGTACCGACAATGCCATTCGTACTGGACGGGGTGAAAGTTCCTGTGCTGCTAAGCGTTGTGAATGCGCCGGTGCTCGCCGCAGTATTGCCAATCGGGCCAGGGGACGCGAAGCGCGCAGTAAACCCCGCGCCGCTCACCGCGCCGCTTGCGGCCAAGGTTGTGAACGAACCGGTTGACGGTGTGGTTGCACCAATCGCCGTGCTATTGATGCCGCTTGATGCGGACAACGTAGTGAAAGCGCCAGTTGACGGCGTGGTGTTCCCGACAGCCGTACTATTGATACCTCCCGTCGCGCTGAACCCGCCCGTGTGCGCCCATGCGCCGCTGCCGCTACTGGACGTGATTCCGCTGATACCGATCCCCTGGCCGCCCGTGATCGTGATCGCGTTCACGAAACCGGTAAAGGCGTCGTTAGCGAACCCCATTGACAGGACCGTCAACCCCCATTGAATGAACGCGTTTTTGTTGTTTGCGCTACGGATGGAGTCGATAAACTGTACTGTCGGATTCGGGCTGTTATAAATCTGCGTGCCCGTGGCGGTTACTGCCGGTACCGCACCGCCGGACGCGAACACGCTGCCGGCAGTCGCCGTCGTGAAGGCGCCTGTGTTCGGCGTGGTCGCACCAATCGGTGTATTGTTGATCGAGCCAGTAGTGATCGCCACGCCCGACATCGTGCCGGAAGTCGCATGCACGGCTGATACAGTCGGGTTCGGGTACGTTCCCGACAGATCGCCGCCCGCTGGCCCTGTCGGATCGCTCGCAACGCTGTTCAGCGCAAGCGTTGTCTGCTGCGCAAGCGAGTTGACGGCGGCCTGAACTTCTTCAGGCGGCACGTCCGTGCCCGCACTGCGCACCTGGTACGGAATGATTCGGAATGCGTCAGCCATGGAGTGCCCTTAACCGTTTGCTTATTGATGGGCGCCCGCCGGGGCAATGCGTCAGCAGGTACGTTACCAGGCCGGGCCCGTAGCCGCATGCTTTCGCGTACTGGTCCGCCTCCAATTCCTGCGCTTCGCACATCGCGAAAAACTTCTCAGTCTGAAAAAACGCTCGAAGCGTCAGAACCCATATCAATCTCCGATTTACATGTTTGTGATGCAGGTGGCCGCGCTCGTGAGCCAGAATCGCGTTCTGCTCAAAGCGCGACAGAACGGCGAACTGATCGCCCGTCTGTATTGTGCCCCACGGAGTCACGCGTGCGCAGAAGTCTTTCATGCCGCCCCCAGGCATTCAAGTACGATTCGCAACGCATACACGCCGCCGGTTACCGTACCTGTCGCCGTGGTGCTCAGAGTAACTGGCGTTGAGGCGGCGCAGTAGAAATTAAATGTCGCGCTTGTTTCGTTGCCGGCTGTCGTCAGCGGCATACCGGTAGCGAAGCTGTTCGGATCGGAGTGGTTTATTCCGTTGTCGTTGACTAGCAGAATGGTGTAACTGCCCGTGGCGCCTGCGTTGGCCGTCGTAACAATCTCACTGATCGTCGCACGGTAAAGCCCCGCAACGGGCGCTGTATAGATCGCGGTCGGGGAGATTGCGCCCGCCTGACCGGTGAGAACCGTTGTCAAAACAATGCCCGTCTTCGTGGCTGACAGGATATTTACTGCTGAATTAGCCTGATTCGACAACGTAAGCAAGGCTCGTCGCAGACTTTCCGCGTCGTTCATGCCGCCCAATATCTGGAAGACGGGGAGAGCGAGTTGAAATTGATCAGCCATTATCGCGGCCCCATCTGCGGATCTTGAACCGAGTCAGGATGCACCATACCGGCGGGCCCTTGCGCGCGAGGCTGGCCGGGCTGAGCGCCGGGGCGCGGACTGCCCGCCACGCCGGGGCCCGCGCCGCCGGGCACGCCTGGCTGGCCCTGCGGTGCGCCGAGCTGCTTCTGCATCTTCTGGTTCATGGCTTGCTGGTGCGCCTGAATGTGCGCGCGGAACAGGCCGTGAGGATCGCCTGTCAGCGTCGCGCCTTGCATGTGCTCCGCGATGTGCCGCTGGTCGTCGTCCGCCGGATGAACTTCGGCAGGCAAGCCGTTGTGCATCATCAGGTTTTCATCGCTTGGCTCGACGTGGAACAGGTTGCGTTCATCGATCAGGATGCGCGGGCCGACTTCCGGGCCGAAGATCTGTTCTGTGCCCATTTCCAGAATGGGACCCACGTTCAGGCGTCTGCCGTCCAGTTGCTGCGGGGGGATGCCTCGCAAGACGTTCATCCACGCAATCATCTGCTGCATGCGCTGCATGCCCGTCTGGTAAGCCGTGCCACACCAGCGGAAGAAATACCGTTCATTGAACGCCTGCACGGGAATCTCTTCCTGCTTCGCGCGCGCGCCGACTTCGCCCATCGTAACCACGGTCAGTTCCTTCGTACGGAACTGGCGGTCGAGCTCGAACATGCGTTCGAGCAACGGATTCAGGATGCAGCCCTCGTAGCGCTTTGCATGGTCAATGATGTTGGACTGCTGTTCCTGCGCCTGAGCTGCGGCCTGCGCCTGATTCTTCCGGCCGGCGGGCATCTTGCCGAGCATGGCGTCATTGACTTCCATACTCTCGTTGATCTGCGCTTTGATCGCCTGACAGAGCGCCACGGCATCCTTGTAGATCGCCGGGAACTGCGCAAACTGCGTCTTCTGCGGATCGGTCAGCCACACGGCGGCGAGACCCATCACCATTGACTGATAATTGGGATTGGCTAACGGATCGGTCATCACGATAGGTAGAAGCGCGTACTGCGCGCTGTCCTGCCCCATGTTCCAGTAGTCGTTCAGATTCCACTGGAGGTACTTGACCGGCTCTACGCGTGAGATACCGTAAATCGTGCCCTGAATCCGTTCAACCGGTGCCGTGATGATCGGACGCTTCTTTGACCAGAACGGGTTTCGGATGATGCCCAGGATGACTTCAGGACCGGCGTAGTAGACGAAGCAAGGTTCCTTGCCACGTCCTTCTTCCAGTTCCAGATTCGTGTGTACCTCGTAGACCAGCGCGTACTTGTACGTGCCTTCCGTGCGCACGCCCGCGTCAGCGGTCCGGCGTTTGTTCGGGACACTCTTCTGACGACCGCCATCCGGTTCGTTCAGGTTGTCCATGATTTCTTTCGCGTTCCACCCGACGAAGACGCCTTCATCGATGAACTGCTGCACGGATTCTTTCGACAGGCGCAGCCGTACCGCCGTAGCGGTCGCGCGCTCGATGTCGTTCACGGTCGGCGGGTAGACGGCCAGATCATCAACCGCCATCGGCGTGATATCCGGCATCTCATCCACGACTTCCGTCTCTTCCGTGTCCCACTCTTCCTCAGCCGTCACGTCTTCAACGTCAACGCCTGCTTCTTCGTCGCTCAGGATTGGCGGTTTCTTGACGAGCTCCGTCACGCGGCGCGTCGTCTTCATCC